ACCCCCCTCAACCTGATTGTCTCGGGGGCGGCTTATCTTCTGTGGCCTTCTCCGCCGCTATACGGTCCTCTTCCTCAACCTGGTAGAACGCCTGCCACTCGGTCAGTTCGGCTGAGGTGACTCGCCCGAGTAGCTCTCGCCGTGAGGAGAATCCGAGCTCTCGGGCGAGGTGGAGCTGGAATCGCCGCTCTGGGCGGCTCCGGAGTTTTTTGCCAGCTCCTCGATGTCCTCTTCCGACAGCCGCGACAGCCGGGCGGCGACCTCGAACACCCGGTCCAGCGGGGCGGCGGACTTCTCACCGAGCGCGGCGGCGTCGGCGTCGGTGAACAGCCGGCTGCCGTCGCTGTCCACGATGCACCGCACGACCAGCTTGGCCCGGACGTTGGCCAGGCTGCGGACCATCTCGGTGCGCCCCTTGATGGGTTTGCCCCGGGCGTCCAGGACGGGGCGCTCCTGCATGCAGGAGGACTCGTAACTGTCCCGTTCCGTGCCGGACAGGGCGCGGACCAGGACGGTGCCACCCCATTCCGGGACGTCGCATTCCTCGGTTGTGAGGTCTTCCGCCTTTAGAATGGCGTCTTTGTCGAGCAGCATGGCGGGGGGTTTCCTTCTGGGGGTCAGGTGATGGACTTCGTAATTCCGTCGATCACGCGGTTGACGGCTATCCGGGAGGCTGGCCCGAGTTTGCGGACGACCTTGAAGAAATACGGGTGCGGCTCCTGGCGGACCCAAACCCCGCGATCACCGTAGACCGGATGTTTCCAGGGCTTTAGCCCCTCTTCCATGGCCGGAAGACTGCGCTCATGGTCCGGGAGCTTCTTGGGGTCCACCAGGACCCTGATGCCCGCCAACTTGCCCCCGGTGCGCAGCATCAGGCGCGTGGCCTTCTGGAGCCGCTTGCGCAGCCCCGTGCTGCCGCTGGCGCCCTTGACGGGGATCGCGGCGATCGACGCCCGCACGGCGGGGACCATCGGCGCGGCGGCGGCGCGCAGTTCCTTGCGGAACCGCTTGAGGATCTCCTTGTCGTCCATCTTGCGCAGCTCGGCGGCGACGCGCTTGATGTCCTTGCCACCCCGAAGTTCCCAGTCGCTCACGCTGGGACGGTGACGTTCTCCGCGGGCAGCTTCGTCACAGAGAAGGTCAGGTCGATGGTGGCCGGGTTGCCGCCGAGGGAAGCCATCTTCTCGGCCGACAGCACCTTGACCGGAAAAACGTCCATCTTGTGCGTAGGGATGTCTCCCTCGGGCAGCGACACGACGAAGCCCACCGTGTTGCGCGGCAGCAGCGAGCGCACGTCGGCGGAGGTGCTGTCCGCGTACATGCTGATCGTCGGCCCGTCGATGGTGATCAGGCCGGGGACGCTGGGGACGAATGTGGACGCCAGGTCCGGGGTGTCCACCGCCGCGCCCTGGATGCCCCAGTTCCCGAACCCGGCGACCTCGGGGGTGAGGTCGGTGCCCGCGTTCAGTTCCGTCCGGGTGGGCGAGGCGATGTTGGCGCACGCCGGGAGGTAGTAGAAGTGGCGGACACCCTCCGGGATGTACCGCAGGCTGCCGGCGATCGGGGTCGCTGCCATCGGTTACTCGCCTTCCTTGCTGGTCTTCTTGGCTGCGGATGCCCTGACTGGCTCCGGGTCTGGCGACGGGGGCGGCGGTTCCGTGGACTCGTCCAGCGGTGCCCACCCGGCGGCGTAGTGCTGGGCCAGCGATGAGATGGGGACCTCGGCGACGTTTCCGTTGTCCGGGTGGATGATCTTCCTGAATCCGGGCTGGGTCATGGGTGTCCCCCTTAGCTGGCGAGCGAGATGACGGCGGCGAGGACGTTCGTGAGGGTGCCGGACACCGCGAAGGTCGCGAGGCCGGTCGCCGGGTCCATGAGGGTCGCTGCGGGAAGGGGGAGAATCCCGTAGCCCGGCGACGCGACGGTTATGGACCGGCTGCCATTCGACCCGGACCCGGCGATGGGCAGCCCGTCATGGGTGATCACCGCTGGGATCGCCACGGATGCGGTGATGCTCGTGCCGCCGGACGGGTTGATGAGCAGCAGGCCCACGCCGTTCCCGCACGGCGTGGTGTTCCCGCTTGCGGCTGGTGCGGTGGTGGTCAGCGTCGCCCCGGCGTGCGGCGGGGTCTGGACGGTGTAAGCGGCCATCGGTTCTCCTTGACCCGCGCCCGGCCAGGCGCGACGTTTCGGCATGGGAAATGGCGGGGCCTGGCAGGTGGCGGTGGCTGAAGCGAGCCCCGGCGCGGATCCACCGGGGAAAAAGACCGCAGCGATGAAGGAGCTAGGTCACCCGAATGGCGGCGCTGCGCGTCAAACAAGCACCCCGCCACGTGATGAAAGGCAAAGATGATGACCAGCCCGTACGAGCAGCCGGGCCAGCAGTACCCGCCACAGCAGGGGCAGGTGAGCTACTACTATCCGCAGCAGCCCTCGCCCTATGGGCCGTCGCCCGCCGCCTGCGGGCCACCCCAGCGCGCGGTCACCCGCCGGCCGATGCCGATCAGCCTCGAGCTGTTCCACTGGGCGATGATGCTGGTCACGTGCGGGCTGTGGCTGCCGGTCTACCTGGCGTCCAAGCGCTCCCGCAAGAGCGTCACCACTTGGCGGTAAGCCCCCGTCAGCGATTAGTGAAGGCGTCGATCTCGACCGTGAAGGTGATCGCGGTCTTCTGCCCGTACTGGTCCGGGGTCTGCGACAGCGACCATGAGCCCATCTGCGCCCGCATCACCGCGCCGCCGAGCCTGCGGTCCGCCGCTATGGCAGCCCCGCAGGCGGCGTGCAGGGCGCACGCACGGGCGCGGGCGCCGGGGATGGCCAGTTCGGGCTTGCCTGCCCCGGTGCGGCTGATGACCGCGCACCGGATGCTGTACTGCTCCCGGTCAGGCGTCCCCGCCGCGCCTTCCATCGTCTCGGTGGCCTCAACGGCTACCTCGTCGCCCTCGTCGCCTTCCCAGCCGACGATCACCACGTCACGCGCCGAGGAGGCCGTCGTGACCGGGCCATCCCGCACGGCCACCGGGGACGCGAGGGCCTCGCTGGCGCGGAATGCGGCGAGGAGGGCCGTTATCGCGGCCGGCACGGTGGAGGACCAGGACATCAGGCGGCCACCTTCTTCCGTCGCCTGGCACGGTAAGCCTCGGTACGACGGCGCGCATTATGGCAGGCCCGGCACTTACGCCTGCCGTACGGCAGAATCATCGTGTTCCCCGCCGTGAACTCATGCCCCTTTGGGCATTCAGTCCACGCTGCCTTGGCGCTGCGCAGCCGGCCTTTCGCAACCATATCCGCCACGTTCTCAGCCTGAGTGCCCGCGAACAGGTGATCTACATTGCGGCAGGGCGGATTATCGCAGTGATGGCAGATGGCCGGCGTCTCGGCTGGCGGGAGGTGCCCGTGGGCTTCCACCCAGGCAAGGACATGGCCGAGGCTTATCCGCTTGCCAAACCGCAGTACCCCGGTCCTGCCGTATCCACGCTTATCGCGGGACATCTGCCATTCGTCACAGGGTCCACGCTCTTCTGGGGTAAGCTTGGCCCATTCTGCCCGGGTATAATCCACAAAGGCTATTATGCCACAACTGGCCTGGCAGGACCGAGCCATTCTTTTGCTTTGTTTGGCAAAGTGAAAAATTCACCGGGCTGGCGGAATCTTTCCTCTGGGCCAATGACACCGGACATCATTGTTCCTGAGCCGCGCTGACTTTCCCAAGTGTGCTGAAGGATCACGAGCGCGCCCATGCGGTAGTTGTAGGGCACCACCTGGTAGCCGGCGAGGTAGGCCACATCCACCAGGCCCGTGATGAGCGGCCCGTTCACGACCCGGACCACGCCCGATGGGCTGGCGCGCATGTCCGCGGTGTCCCAGGTAACGGACCCGTCCCACAGTTGCACCGACGTGAGCGAGATAACCGGGGCCTGCCAGACCCGGAACCGGCGAGCTCGGCACAGCTCAATCTCGTCGGTGAAGGACCGGCGCACGACCACCTCGTGCAGGTAGTTCTCCACGGCGGCGGTGACCGCCACGATGAAGCCCCGCAGTTCCTCGTCGTCGCTGGTGTTGTCCTGCTCGATGTTGAGCTGGTCCTTGGCGTCGGCCAGCGAGATGATCGCCGGCGGCGAGGCGGTCTCAACGTCGAACTCGAAGTCCCAGACCGTGACCGGGTTCGCGGTGACGGCGTGGCCGGTGTGCCTGCCCGCCATCGTGGTCGGGTAGCCGTACCGGTACATCCCGGTGTCTGTGGGCGGGTTGGGGACGGTGGGAGTGACCTCAGTCCCGTCCGGCA